GCAGATATGTGTTCGTCGCGAGGTAAGTCGCCACCTGATACGTTATATCCGCAACCGCAGGGCTAACACCCGAAGCTATCGCCACGCCGAGGATAAAGGCCGAGAGGGTACGGAGGAGGCTACGGAGTAGCTTCATTAGTTATTCCCCCCAATGATGACGTTGCCAGAAGCAGGGGTAGAGGAAGGATGAATACATCCAATTCCACCGCTTAGTTTCTGGTCACGAGCGCCGAGGCTATCCCACCAAGTTGAGCCAGCGGGGATGACGATAGAGGTTGAAGTCGAGCCGTTTACCGCGCACCACACTTCCTCATTGGTGGAGTTCCGAATCCAAACATGCCTCTTGGTTGCCGTGTTGTTGAACTGAGGAGTTGAGTAAGCAGTCGGGAGAGCCGTGGGGAGTATTGTGGTGATAGCCGCAAAATTAGCCTCTTTTGGCTCGGCAAAGGCGAGAGTCACCACAGAGAGTAGTATCAAGGTAAGAGCTAAAAATCGCATGTGGCTTTCCCCGAAAATCGTTCTTCAATAAAAGTATGAAGAGTCGGGGGGCTGATAAGTAAGGGGGTCAAGGAGCGGGGGAGAATTCTACCTTTGCCAACCTAAATGTGTTCTCTCCAGCAAGAACGCCAGAAATATATAGATCCAGACTTAGCGGGGAGTTTGCATTGAAGGTCGTAATAACAACAGATCCATAGTCCTCAGTGGCAGCTCCAAACGCACCCCCAACACTTGAGCTTCTAGCTACGGAAATTTGCTCTTGGTTATTAAGAGAGCTACTAAATATCTCAAGTTCGACAGACCATAGAAATAAAAGTCCCGATCCATCGTCTACTCTGCCATTATGGATGACTCCCCCGGCAAGCCTGAGTTCTACAAATTTTGTATTAACAGAAGCCGCCGTTACTCCAGCGAATCGACACCTGATGGAATCTCCCTTACCCGAAATATACTTAGTAGGAATCTCGATTGAATAAGCTAGTTCATTCCCTGCCGCTGCGTTAGAATAGGCCGTAGTGTTAAAGTCCAACGTATTAGAATACTGCGCCCGAGAAGTTGCCTCTTCGTATTTTTTCTGTCTGAAATTTTTCGGGTCACTCGGCGGCCTAGTATAGCTCTTCATCTCAGCACCTCTATATCCTCTTCAGCATCCACAAGAACGTAAGGTACATTCTCGGTACAACTAATCTGATACTGTCTCGTCCTGTAAATTCCCGTTCTAGTTAGCCTTGCCACAATGTCCGTCTCTCCGGTAAGTCCAAGGTCAATCTGCTTCTCCTGCGACCAGTACCTATTATTATCGCGCCACCGAAGCATGAGCTTCGGGCTCGTTGTGGTAGTAACCGCAGCATCCCCACGCCGGAGGGTTAGCCGTATCTCTTGAGACTGCTTCTCCTGAGTAGTCCCGTAGTTGATGTGCCCCGTAGTTCTGAGAGAGCGAATATCGGTGGAATCGTCCTGATAGAGAGTGTCAGATACCGAGTAAATCTTAGCCCCGTCAAGCGAGCCCATGAGCCTCATATTCCACGAGGGAATATCCACATACCTATGCGCGTTAAATCTATCGTAGCTTCCAGCCGTAGAGTCGTACTTGCCCCACTTTGACCAAGTGCCATTAGTAACATTCCAAACAAGGGTCACGTTTCCAGCAGGGAAGTGGAAGAGTAGAAACTCCTTACCCGAGACAACCATCCTGTCACTTGTGGCATCTGAGACATCCGACATCTTCCCAATGAGAGAATCGTAGGGAGTTGAAACTACCTCAAGATTACTGCCGTTATACTTAACAATTCTGCGTCTTGAGCTTAACCAGAAGATTCCCTCATCATTCTGAACCACGGAGTGAGGCGCTGAGATACCAGTTTCAATGTATCCACCAGGGATACGGATAAAGGGGCTTACACCATCATTCTCCCATATCTCTGTAGTCTCTTGACCGAAGAGGTATAGTTCACGCCTAAATACATGAAGCGCAAGAATGTAGTCCGAATTCCCCGAGGCAGAGGCAAAATCAAGCGCCGACCAAGTATTGAAATCCGCAACCTCTGAGAAGTAGAAACGATTCGAGTTGGCAGCGTTGGCAATCAGGTATCCATCAAGTCCTGCTATGTGACTCGCCGTAACTGGTGCTTGAGCATCAACGGTATCAAGAAACGTGAGGAGTCCCGTAGACTGCACATACTTTACAATCTTGGTTCCAGTGGAGAAGAAGAGGTTTGTCGCGTCATCAACTATGTAGCTCTTGGGCGTAGTGACATTAAAGGTGCCAGTGGTGTCAACGGCGGTAACGGTCGTATCTAACGACAAGGCAGAAGCGGATCGGCTCATCACGGTAAAAGCGGTCGGCCACACGCCATATAGCTTGTCTTGAGTAGCCCAATGGAAAATACCTCGTATCCCCTGATAGGACGGCTGAGAGAGATTCAGCTTGGTGTTGATAGAGGGTCGCCTATTGTTCGCTCCCTTCTCATCCACATAACTGTCATACAGTTCAAAGGCATCATCATTTAGTGCCGTTTTATCGACGTTCGTGTATTCGCCATTAACAATCGGTATCTTTACCGTTGGCATTACGGCACCGCTTCATAAGTCAGAGAAAATGCAATATATCTACCAGCTCCAGCAGTCCATCCAGCAGTACCATCATATTTGGTAAGCTTCGCAGTAGTAGTGCTATTACCAGAAACGAAAGCTCCGAAAGCACCGGCACCATTAGATGCCCACCCGCCAGATGAGAGTTGATTAACATCCGCTGCCGTATATGGAAGGGAAACAATGATCTCTAATGGTCCCGCTGAAGTGGTTCCAGAGGCAACAACATTCACCGTAACCTCATTCCCGACTCTGGAATAGGAAGCTTCAGTTGTTGTGACCGTGTTAAATGTCCCGGTGCTTGCCGTGTATGTAGGGGTATAATCCTTTCTCCCCTCTCGGTCGCTCATAGAGCGCCAGTAGGTTCCGTCATAGTAAAGAGAGAAAGCCTCTCCGGCGATTATCGCCCCACTTCCGAGGTCAACAGAAGCCGAACGCTTTGTCTTTACCGCAACCGCTCCATCCCCGTTCAGGTTGAACGTCATGGCACCAGTGTTGGTGTATCCCGCTATTCCCCGAACGATTGTCCCTGTTGGAATTGTCGAACTAATATCGACTGAGGTTGATCCCGTTTGGGCGTTAGCAGAACCACCAGTAGTGCCGACATTAATAAGTCCAGCATCATCAGAAGAGAACCAAAGATTATCGTGAGTGTACTGAGTGACATCGGCTGAATTCTTTATAACAAACTTATAGTTCCCCTCGGCGAACGCCAAGAGCTTGCCTTGAGAATCTAGTACCGCCGGATTAGCATGAGCAGAAGCTTGCGCGTTATCCTGCCAGATACTCTTAGGAGTCGTTGTTCCTGCCGCATAGGTATAAACCTTACCCGCAGCAAGTGGGCTACCGACTGAATCAGTAAGTCCCGCGATAAGTGCTTCAACTGGTATAGCGCGTCCCATTAGTCTCCGTAGTTATAGGTGCCACACACAAAGTCGGAATCGTCGATTGCCTTATCTCCCCTCTTAGCGAGTGCAAAATACTTTGCCGCCTTCTGGCTGATTATCTGTCTCTCTCCGAGCTTCAATCCCTTCTCGTCTGCCAAGTCATCCGCAATTCCGTAGACAAGTGCATTAGTCCAAGCGGGAGAGAAGTCTCCGGTGGAGGTGGCAGTGTCGAAGTCTTTGAGGCGCGTAAGTCCGTGGTAAACAATGGTGCCGGTTGCTGCTGCCGTGTTTGGTACGGGCCAGAGGGTAACTTTCGTGGTTCCGGTCGTTCGGTCGTAGTAAGGCGCAAGGACCACAGGCATAGAGCCAGTTTCGACCTTGTTTGTGATGTCTTGGAATTTCCGGTAGCTCGTAACCTCAATTGCGGTATCGGCGTTACTCAAACGATAAAAGGCTTTATCGACCGCAAAAACAAGAGGGTCAGTAGAGAGAGCATACGTCTGAGTGCTGGCAACGAGCGTGATAGATCCAACATACTCCGACCACAAGAACACATGATCGGCTTGCCAGCTCTTAACCATGTCGTTCAATATCTGGTTCCCCTGGTCCAGCTTCTCAGCCGTCATAGGTTCGCCAAGAGCCAAGTCTCCACATATGCGAAACGCACGTTGGAGAATCTTGTCCCGTGAACTCTGAAAGTCGAAGTCAGTTGTTGCCATGAAACAAGGGGGCCGTTAAGCCCCCTCTCCTCTTACGAGTTCATGGTGTAAATAACGGCGATTGCAACCGTACCAGTTCCACCAGAAGAAGGAGCCGTATCGACGTGAACGTCGATAGTATCTGCGGCGGTATAGGTATAGTTCAATGGGCTCGCAGCAGCGGCACCAGTGATTCCACTTCCGAGTCGAACCGTTCCACCACCTTGACCAATCGTTGTGCCAAGGATGTAGCGGTCGTCATCTGCCCCGTCTCCAACATCAAGAACAAGAGCGGAACCACCATCAAGGTCATCAACCGAGAGGATTAACTCAAGAACGGTAGCTCCCAGAGGGACTTTAACCATCTCGATAATGTCATCAATAACAATTGCAACCGCAGCCTCATAGGTCATGTAAACCGCAGTAATATCAATTCCCGCACGAGCCGCCACAGTCGCAGCAACTTTAGAGGATGAGTAAGTAGTAGCCATATTGAAAATCTCCTTAAATGGGGGCCGAAGCCCCCTTTAGTTGTTACAGTCCGGCAATGTTGCTTCGAGCCAACCAAACGCCTACAGAGCCGTAATCGAGAGAGTTAAACGCAGAACGCTTAACACCCGCGATAATGCGCCATGCCTTACCAAGCTCATCTCCGTAATCGAAGTCGCGCTCGATAAGTTTTGGTCGCTTACCCCATGCCCAACAGACTGCTTGCTGTCCGAAGAAGCTCGCCTTACACCAAGCCACAGACGCGCCACCACCATCAGTTGCAATGTCGCACTTCTCGTTCTCGTCAATGATGACGGAATCGATAATGGCTACTGCGCCTGTAAAGAGGGGGTTATCCTTTCCACGAACTTCAGCGTCACGAAGGAACTGCTGGTAGGTTGAATCAACCTTAAGATCGTAGAGTGAGTCGTCATGGGTGATGAGGTGGAAATACTTCTTCCCGCCATCCATGATTGGACGAATCGGAACATAAGCTCTATCGCCTCCGGTCTTTGCCCACGCCTTAATCGCCATAACCATTCCAGGAGTAACCTTGGAATCAGCAGCGGTAAGAGCAGCCTTCGCGGTAGCAGCAGAACCAGCAAGAACGCCAGCCGAGGTCTTGTAAAAGACTTTGGTAGGATTCGATACTGGGTTTTCTCCGATACCAAGGGCATCAAAGACAAGCTGGTCGAGCTTCTCAGTTCCCCATCCCTTGATGGCCTGAACCATTTCATCTTCAAGATCAAACGCTGGACGCTGACGAGAGAGTTCACCCTCATCACGAATAGCGTGTCGATACTTATCAAGAGTAACGGTCAGGTTGTAGAAAGTGAGTGCCTCTTCGTTTCCTTCAAGAGTTGCGTCTCCGGTCTGCCCTGCGCCTGTTGCGCGCATACGAAGGCCGAACACCATGGACTCACCTTTTTCTTTCTCCAGGTCTTCTTTGACGTAAATAGGCTTATCACCTGATTTACTCATCATGGATGAACCGAACTTGGTATCCTTTAACGAATCCCTAAAGAGCTTCTCGTCGAATACCTTTTTGGCAAGGGTATCGCCGGTAGCAATTACTGATTTAGACATTTAGTTATCTCCTTAAACTGGATTTAATTTCGCCGTACAATTTGTCCAGCTCCTCAGACGACATTTTGGTGGGGTCTATGTCAGAGATACCGCGCTTGGGACTTGAGTTTCCGCTTGATGCGTTCAACGTGGGTCCGTTCTTCATGGCCTTTGACACCTCGCTCAAGAGACGTTCGGGCTTTGCTTTCTGCTTCTTCAGCTCCTCAAACAATCGTTCGGTAAGAGGGATGAGATCTTGAAGTGCTCGTTCGTACTTCTTCTTCTCAGTCTTCTCGCCGGATCGCTTAAAGAGTTGAACAAGTGCTGCCGCATCAGCTTCCCAAGGGTTTTGTAAGAAGGTGTTGATCTGGTGGTCGTTCAATCCATCTGCGCGAAGAACTTCCTTCACGTCATCAATTGGGATCGCACTTAAATCAACTGCCTGACTTACTGCTTGGTACGTCTGCTGCACCTTGTCGATACCGGCTTCTCTTGAGTCGATCTCCTGAATCACTCCATCTGCCTTCTCCATTTCACGGAGAATCTGGAAAGCTTCAGCCTGAGAACTTGCGTCCTCTAATCGTCCTTCGAGTTGCGCCTTGTATCGCTTCGTCTCTTGTCGAGCCTCACCCAATTGCTGCTTTTGGCGCTGGATGAACTGCTCTTTCTGCCGATTTTCTGCTTCCTGCCTGGCTATCTGCTGTTGGTACGCCTCAAGTTCGGCTCGGCTTAGAGTCACTCGGTCATCCTGTTCTGGAGCTTTTTGCTCTACAGGAGCCGCCTCTTCCGCTTGAGTGCTATCACCTTCAGTGCGGGGTTTGGGTTCCTCATCTGCCTCTTCGTCAAATTCTCCGGCCTTGAATCTCTCCAGATAACTGTCGAGGTCTTCATCGTCGGCCTTCTCGATTTCAACGTGTTCGGTTTCTGCTGATCCCGTTTCCGCGCTAGGGGAAGTCCCTTCGTTGTCGCTCATATGGTGTATCCCATCAGAGACACTTGATTGTGTCGCAGTCTGATAAGACAAGTATGGAGAGCGGGGAGCGGGATAAGTAAGTGGTGGCTAGAACTGTTGCGGCATTTCCTCTTCGGGAGCTTCGCTATTAATAGGAGCGCCTTCTCCCATTCCACCCATGTCGGGTAATTGGTTTGGATCTTGTTCCGTTTGTTCAGCGTTCGGATCTTCTCCGATCATCTGTTTTACTCGCGGAGTGAAGATTCCTTGTTTAGCGAGAACCATTTCAATTTGACCATCCCCTTGCGCTTGCGCCTGTTCTGATTGTGCTTGCGCCTGTTGTTCAATGTCTTGGAGCATTGACTGCTTCTCTTCTTCAGGAACATCAAAGTATTTAACAAGCATCTGAGGAGGAACGGGACCACCAGATTTCGCCCACTCTTGGAGCATGGTGAGGATGGCAAGCCTTGTCGTCGGGGAGTAACTAGCCTCCGTAACGCCCACATCCACCTTTGAAAGATCGGCGTTCTCCAAGATGTCGGTAATCTCTTCGATTGTGTAGTTCTCGATTGGTTGTCCACCAATCTGAATTTCCTTTTTGACATTTTGATTCGTCACAATGCGGTAAATTCGTTGAGGACTGTAATATCTGCGGATAGCGTTAAGGAGGAGCCGTCCGACCTTTCTCTTGGCAAAACTTAAATTATCAAAGAGGAATTCATTCCCAATGAGCTTCATCTTCTGAGCTTGCATGATGGCGGCTGCTGAAGTGTTCGCTCCGGGTTCTCGGATAGAAATGTTAAGTAACCTGTCTAGGTTCTCAACATCCATCTGCATGAGTTGAACCATCTCAGAAGGGAAGGCTTCACCCTTAAACTGGTGAGGAGGACGGTTCACATCTCCAAGCTTTACAACGAAACCGGGCTTTGTGGAATTCTTTCTAAAGCGTCTCGCCTCAATCTCATCAGCAAAAGTCTCATCATCATACCCCCAACCGGCGGCACCCATACGGTTAGCAATGTCGATAGCGTGAGAGCGCCGCTTATTAACTTCTCGTTGCGGGTCTTTGGCTGATTCTACTATCCCGTAGTACCGGCCATCTCGCATGTAGGCGTAGACTGGCACCATGAAGAAGTCATCAATCGGAAGGTCTGCCGGGTTTTCATCAGAGAGGAGAACTCCTCCGGCAATCTTGGAGATACGAATCTTCTGTTCCGTTCTTGGAATAACGATAAATCCGGGGATAGTGCCGACAAGTTTTACATCCTTCGGATCCCATCCATAGAGGCTTTGGACGAACTCATCTTGAGTTTCAACTGCAACGGTTGCATCAATCCAAACCTTTCTCCAACACTCGATAACTCGGTATTCTTTCTTGGCAATGTCAACAAGAGTCTCACCACTCATGACGATAAGCGAGCCATCACCCCTGGCATAGTTATCCGTAGCGTAGACGGGATGTCTTGTCCCTAGTTCCTCTATCCCCTCGAAGTCTTCGCCAATATCCTCGGCCTTATCCGGCCATAACTGCTCCATCTTAGCTTTGGAGTACATCCGGTCTTTAAGCAGATACTCACAATCTTCTAAGTCCGGCTGCTCATGGGGACCAACCCTTACACGCTTATCGGAGAAACGCTGTAGCCTTAAGTCTCCAAGTAAGTTCTTGGAAAAATCAGCGTAAAGATTCCACCAACCACGGCCACGGATAAACTGGTCCATAGCGATAGCGGATTCTTCCCTATCAGCATTACTCTGCTCGCATATAACCTTAGCCACCACGTTGTAGAGGTCACATGCTCTTTGATCCCCATCCTCTACAGGAACGAAGTGAATATCCGTTCGACTCTGCCGTTGGTGTCCCGATATTTCGTTAACCTTCGGAGCGATTAAGTTGATTGTGAGACAAGCCCTATCAAGGCTCTTGAGAAGAGTCCTATCCTTCTCCTCCCATTGCTCGCCGATATAGAAGTCTTCTGACTCATCAGCATCTTCTTTGGAATCCATCTCAATTTCAGAAGCAGTTCTCCAAAGGTCTAGTACCTCTCGGATAACAACATCATCAGCTTCCTTCTTCTGCTTCCCCTTAATCTCGTAATCCCCATCTATCTCATGGGTGTGTCCATCTTCAGGGTCGGGGAGGAGTTGCCAGAAGCCTTCTTGCGCTGGTTGTCCAGGTTGTGCGGGGATTATCTCTCCCGTATTCGGGTCTTGTTGTTCCGGTTGTTCCGGCACCTCCGGTTGAGGAGGATTCCACTGAACCTCATGCGTACCACCAAACGGGTCTAAGGACGCTACACCCCTACCATCGTCATCATTAAGATAAACGATATGGTGGTGTGCTCTACGCCCAAAGCCCCATCTGGAGGTGATCGCTAATTTCTTCACTAGAGGATTTCGTAGATATGAACCTCGTCATCATCCCGAAGGTAGAACACATCCTTCATGGCCTTATCGATCCCCTGCACCTGAGTTTTCGCATAGATGCAATACTCATGGTCAGGAAGGGGTTTAAAGTCGTTTCTCCCGACCTTCTTTCCCCACTGGATGCCATCAACATCTCTACCTTGAGATGCCCAGTGACGAACTGCCACGCCTTCTAGCTCCATAGCGTTTTCAATCGACTTATGTTTCGGTAAATTTATCGCTCCCATTTTCCTCGCTTAGCAAACGATCCAACCCGTGAGATCGGGATCAATGTCGTCCTCTCTCCACTTATCCGAGTCAGGAAGGGTGTAAGAGTTCTTGCCACGAAAGCGATACCCCTTGATAAGGTCATACGCATACGCAAGAGCATCCAGTCCATCATCTTTCCAATACGGGTATTTTCTCATCTCCATCTTCAGGCGCTCCCTCATGGCAAGCGGAATAGCTTTGGAGATGTGGATCTTTCCGTTATTTAAGGGCCACTCAAGACTACTCTCGATTCTTCCTTCCTTGGATCTTCCTCCAGGTCGTAAAATCTCAAGTAACCCGTTCTCAGTATTCACTCTTCGCCCCTTACTAAGTAAGTAGTTTGAAATGTGGATCTCCATGGTACTTATCCCGACCTTTTCCACCCCTATCTTCTTGATTCTTCCGTTCCGAACGTACATCTCCCCCACTTCTCTAGGGGCTTCGTCCCCTTCCAGCTCATCAATCAGAAGATCAAGTATATAAAGATCACTTGCCCCAATATCGTCCCGCTCAGGTACAACCCCGAAACAAAGAATTGCCCATGCATCTCCATTGCCATCCTTCTTCTTAGTTAAGCCAGCAGGGTCCACGGTCATGAACTTCCAGATATTCTTAGGAATCTGCTCCGGGTCCACCTCCTTAATGTAGTCAGGGTTAAGGGTAATATCCCCGGCTGGCGTTGGGTCTAGTAACATCTGAGCGGCAAAGGCTCGACGATTCGTCCTCGACTCAATAAGCACACTCTCGGGGGGGAAGACGCTTGCGCCATTAAACGAGCCATCATTGGTCACAGGTTTGCGGCGAACATGGTACAAAGGCGTACCCGTTATCTCATCCTTCTTGTTCTGGATGTAAACGTAGCAGTCAAAATAGTTGTAGGTAGTACCAATAACCCGAACCCTATCCGACTCTTGGAACGTCCCGAGGTTATAAGACAGGTCAAACTTTTCTTTCAGCTTCTCGTTCTCGATAACGCTATCAGCATTATCCTGGGTCACAACGTCATCATAGACGCGCTTGGTAAAGTGGTCCCCAACAGGCATGGCATCCAACAAGCCCCACGCAGAAAGGGTCGGTTCTCGGTAAATCCCCTTCCGCTTCACATACAGTCCAGTATCATCCCCCCACTTCCACGCCTCCTTCTCCGGCGTCTCATACAAGATATCAGGGAAACACGCCTTCAAGAGCTTAGATGTCTCCAAGGTATACTTCACCATACGGAAGATTTTTAAGGCCGCCCCCTTATTGTACGAGAAGATTCCTATCCGCTGCTCAGGGTCATTTAAGATGTCCTGAATCGTCTCCCCAACCGAGATAATCGTAGTCTTTAAACTACCTCGGAACCACAAATCCACCGTATTTGACCTCGGCCCAAACTGCACATCCCGACAACACTGAACCAGAT